CCTTCGGCTCCCAAAAGACCAAGAGCAAGAGTACTCTGCGATCCACTATGGTCGACCCAGTTATCCATGGGGAAAAGTAAAGGTACATTAAAGACCTTAGTAACTTTAGCCCTCAGACCACCGGCGTCAACTATGTGTGCAAAAGTAGTCATAGAACCTAGTCCAGTAGGAGAAAACACGGCAGCAACTATACCAACTGTTGTAGCAACACTTAGTGTAGTTATCTTAGCGTTTCCGGAGCGAACTCTCCACTGTGAGCTATCAGACAAAGCCTCCCGCAGTTGCTTGCAATTTGTACCACGGACAGGCCTAGACAGGATTGTGGTATCCCCTCCTCGGGGAATATCACCTCCCATATCAAGCATACCTCGAATGGTCAAAGTGCGCACTGCAGGATTAGAAGTCAAAATCGCATTACTTCTCGAAACTACTCGAGCCTTAGCCAATCTATTCTTCTTTTTCGCCATTATTCATTAATTTTGCCTGCTCAACCCAGGCTTTTGACTCCTCATTTATTATCTCTAGATCCGCATGGTTGCGGAAATCTCCCGCAAGTTGAGTTCGCCACATTGAGCACGCAGCCGGATCTTGGGTGGCATGAGAGAAGAATCGAAACAAGGTTTTACCCTTATTCAATGGCCAAGCTAAGCCATTAGGCATCCACTTATGTGAACAGAATTCAACACCCTCCAATTTCTTGAAATGTTCAAATTCCTTCACTGTGTGCCCCAATTCTTCCATCTTTCTCAGGTAAGCCTCCGTCACCCTTTTTCTCACTTTGTCGTCACCCATGATTGCCGCACAGAGCGACTGCCCATAATCAAAGTTTTCTATGGTACCCCCATTTTCACAATGTTCCTCTACAGTAATAATTGCGTCCAAGAGTGCACCAATATGAGAATTTGACGAACTAGTATTCAACCAGCCACTTGCCATAATCCCAAAATCTCCTTTCTGTGCAATCAACTCTCCGTTTGGTAAAGCAAATACTTTGTGTGATATCGCATAACATCTGACGCGATTCAAAAAGTGCCAAGTGGAATCACATGAGGATTCAGCCAAGCGTCTACGCAACTCAGCTTCCGCCTCCAGTTCCCAACCCTGGACACTCCAGTCCCATGCCTTAATGTCAATTGACGTCAACTCTCCATGTTCGCTAAGAATATCTTGGAAAAATTTCCCCATTATTTTCAAGCCATCATCGTCCAGTCCTATACCCGGTTTTGACACGCACTGCTCCCAACTATCGATCTCTCGATTGTTTTGAGCCTTGTACAGCAACCGGTCAATCATCTGGTCATCAACAGCAACACCTGAAATCAATCTAAACATACCTGCTAAGACCTTAGTCTCCTTATGAGGTTCGTCTTTAACAAATAGTCTGATAGGACTACAAATGTTGTTTTCTACTAACTCCTGCGGACTCATTTCAAAAATTTTCTCTCCTTGACTTAGAATTCC